TCGCCTCGAACAGTCCGCTTCCGTTTACGTCAAGCTGACTGGCTGGATTCATCGTTCCGATTCCGACACCTACGCCTGATTGGATGGTCATTAACTGGCCCGAACCAAGATTGAGTCCGGTGGCAAAATACAGCCTTGTTCCGCTATTATCCGCAGAAATGTTCCATGATCCATAGGGAGTAGAAAGACCAAGGGCAGCATACGAGCCGTAGGACGATTGACTCAAGACGGCCAGCGGAGAGCCGGTATTGGCGGAGACTTGAAGGTTTCCCAAAACGGAAACGCCGCCGAGAGACCAATCCAATACCGGAACCCATGACGCTGACAATGGGGCGGGGGTCAGCGTGACTCCAAGCCCCCAGACTTGGGGTGATGGATTTCCAATGGCCCCCAGATAAGACCCGGACGAGCCAAGCACAACCGTATCCACGCCCTGCTGATTGAGCGCGATTCCGTTTAGAAAGTTTGAACCCGACAAAAGCGTGGTTGGAACGGCTGCGGAGAATGTTCCAGAAACCGTCAAGTTTGTGGTCACGACGGACTGTGAAACCAGCGATGGCGTTGTAACGCCATTCGTTTTGATGACGGTTGAAACGCCGTTGTTCGTCACGGTGATTGTTGCTGGCGCATTGTTCGTCACCATGCCCGGCGGGATGCCATTGGTGTTCGGCGGAATGGTTTTCAGAAATCCGAACGAGTTGACGATGTTGGTCACATCGGTTGCAGACGGCCACCACGCCGAGGCGATGAGCGGCATCAAGAGAAATAAGGCGATGACGGGGAGTTTCTTCATAACCATTGTCCGAGGTTTTGATTCCAAACGTAAGCGGGCCCAACGCCGTTGAGTTCATCAATGTGAGCCGCGAGGTTCGTGAAAGGAGGTGTGATTCCTTGCGCCGCCGGAGTTCCGAACGTCACGTCGTAGGACATTGGCGGATTCATCACAGTCGCAGCTTGCGGTTGCGAATTCTCACATTCGCTGACGGGTGTTAAAATAAAAATGCCCATGCACGAACCAATAGCACTTGCAAGTTATCTTTTCAAGAAGTATTTTGAAACTCATGGCTGACCAATACTCGGCGGAAGAAATCGCTCTGGCAAATGAATTTGACGCCATCCGCCAAAACTACGGCAAGTCTGGCGTGGTTGAACATTATCTCAAGGCGCATAAGCTGCTTTGGCCGGAGGATGGCCAACACCGCTGGCTTGTTCTGGGGTTGACGCGGATTTGCGAGAACAAGATAACTTGCTTCCTTGGGGCGGCTTCAACAAATAAGACCTATATTTTCACCGTTCATGCTCTCATCAATTTTTGGGTATTTCCCCACACTTCGCTTGGAATCCTTTCGACCACGGACATAATTTCTCTGGAACGAAAAGTCTGGGGCAGGCTGAAAAAGATGTTCAACCGGGGTCGTGAAAGATTTCCGTGGCTGGAAGGCTTCGTGCTGGACTCAAAAAGACAAATTACGCCCGATGACATTGATGGCGAAAACGAAGTCGCCCGCACCCTAGACCATGGCATTGGAACGGTCGCCTGCGTGTCTGGCGGAAGATTCGTAGGCATGGGAAAGTTTCAAGGCTCAAAGCCGCCCAACTCTCCGGGTAAAACTGACGGCATAATGGTTCATTACGGAGACGAGTGTTTTCCGGCTGGAACAATGATTGATACTCCGAGCGGAAAAATCCCCATCGAGAAATTAAAAACTGGCGACTCTGTTTTCTCCGCCATTGGAGTTTCAAAAATAAAAGCAACAATGAGCCGGACTGTCGAAGGGCTGGTCAAGATTCGACTGAAAGACGGCAGGGAGATTATTTGCACCCCCAACCATCGGTTTTTTACCCAAGAAGGTTGGAAAAATAGCTTGCATATGAACCAGAGCAGTTATATGCTATCAACATATGAAGCAATGCAAATTCTGCGGAACGAATTACCAACCCGTGAGCAACAGCAAGTGCTGCCAGCCCTGCCGCGAAAAAATGATTTGGGCAACCTGCGATCAATGCGGAATTACGTTCATAAAAACTCACATTGCTTCGACCAAGAAATTTTGCAGTCGCTCTTGCGCGTCGAAATCGCTCCTTCTAAATCCAGAATACAGGAAGAAATTTTACACGACATCTCGCTCCGAGAAAATCTGGTCGTCGAGGCGCAAGCGATATTTGGCGCATCCAGAGGAATATGTCGCCATGCGGAAAAAGATGGAGGACGGATTTCAGGCGTTCAGAAAATCGCTTTCGCTGGAGGAAAAGAAGAAAATCAACACTTCAATATCCAAACATCTGAAATCAATCGGCCACAAGCCGAAGATTCGCGGCGGAAACGGGACTGGCCCAACCAAGGCGGAGGCGGTTTTATTGGAAGCGTTTTTCCCTCATGCGAAGAACAATTTTCCAATCAAGACGGAAATGAAGGCGGGAAGTGGATTTCCAACTTGCTACAAGCCAGATTTGGCGTTTCCAGAAATCAAGCTGGCGGTGGAAGTGGACGGAGCATCCCATTCAAGACTGGACAGGCAATCTCAAGATGTGAAGAAAACGAACTTTCTCACGGGTCTTGGGTGGACAGTATTGAGGTTCTCGAACAAGAGGGCTTTGGAGGACACTCAAAATGTGAAAGAGGAGTTAAGGTCTATAATCTTGAGATTGAAGGGCATCCAAGCTACTCCGTAAATGGGCTTTTAGCTCATAACTGCGCGGTAATGGCCCCGACTTTTTTGGACGCCTATGCAAATTGGATGGTCAATGACGGTTTCAAGGGGGTCATGGGTGGAAACCCGACAGACATTTCAGACCCGCTTTGCACCGCTGCCGAACCGAAGGGCGGTTGGGATTCATTCATTGACAGCGGAAAGACGCAGGAATGGACTTCGCGCTGGTATGATGCCCATGTCATTTGCTTTGACGGGCGAGACACCCCAAACAATGACGAACCAAAAAATCGATTTCCTTATTTGATAACGCAGAAGTTTATTGACATGATGGCGTCAACACACGGGGTTGATTCGTGGCAGTATTTCCAACAGGCGATTGGAAAGCCGTCAAAGAACATGGTGTCCAATCGCGTCATTACCATCGGATTATGCGAGAAGCACAAGGCTTTTGATTATGTTGCGTGGAAGGGGACACCGCGAACGAAGATTTATGCGCTTGATCCTGCTTACGGAGGCGGCGACCGATGCGTTGGCGGCGAGTGTGAATATGGCGAGGACAAGGATGGAAACCAGATTTTTGCCGTTGGCAGTCCTGAAATAATTCCAATCCGGCTGAATGATTCGCTGGACGCAGAATCGCAGATTGCCACCTTCATTTTCAACCAGCACAAGCGGTTGAACATTCCGCCGGAGAATATCTTTTACGACTCGTTTGGACGCGGCACGCTGGGCGCGGCGTTCGCAAAACTGTTCGGTTTCAACTGCCCTGTTCCGGTGGATTCCGGCGCGCGGCCAACAGACAGGCCGGTTCGGTTTGACCTTTTTGTGGATGAAAAGAACGGAATGAAGCGGCTCAAAATGTGCAACGAGCATTACTCAAAGTTTGTGACCGAGATGTGGTATTCAACGCGGGAGGCGATAGAATCCAATCAAGTCAGAAATCTTCCGATGAACGTGGCGCAGGAGGGCCAGTTGCGCCTTTTCAGAACTGTCATGGGCAACAAAATTGAAGTCGAGTCGAAGGATGACATGAAGGAGCGCGTGAAGAAAAGTCCAGACCTTTACGATTGGTTTGCGGTTGCGTTGGAGGGCGCTCGCCGCCTTGGATTCAAAATTGAGCGCATTGGCAGGGAAGTCGCCGCGTCAAAACAGGAGGAAGATTGGTTTGACAAGGAGGCAAATGACTGGCATGATGCAATCCATGCAGGTCTTTTAAAGCATTAGCCATGTGTATATCTTAAAATCATACGAAAACCCGCTGCCGAACAATTATGTGTTCACACAAATCACCGGCATCGTCCACCAGTTCGCGGCGTCACCCATCATTGATGAAGTGGTCAAGGCTGTCAGTAATTTTCGCATCGCCAACAATCTTCCGCGTGCCAGCCTTGCCGAAACATTGGAGGACGTTGATCGGTTTAACTGCGCCGTCAGAAATAACGACGAACGCTGGTGCTGGAACTGCCCCGGAACTTTTGAAAGCGTCCGTAAAAACCACCGATTCATCACGAAGTCATGCCTCACTTGTGGGACGCCGATAACACAAAACTGATTTTATGCCCAATTTTTCCGAACCAAGCAAAGTCCTTGACGTTATTCGTGCGGGCGATGAGAGCGAGGAGGATCGTGGGAAAAACCGCGTCCTGATAAACCGCGCCGCCAATAACGAACCACTGATTGACGATGACGAGGCCGAGCGTTTGGGCATGAAGATTTACAATCGGTGGGGCGAGTTTATGATTGCCCTTGCCAGCGCCTCCCGCCAGCTGCTTACCAATTTCACGTCGCAAGACACTTTTTGCACCATCACCATTCCCAGAGCGCCGGAAGAATCACGCGCTGATTGGGGTGGTTCCATAACCGAGTTCCTTAATTATTATATGAAAGAGGGGCCGCGCCAGATGGATTATTTTATGATTCATTTGTCCAAGTGGAAGGCAGTTTCGGCTCACGGCATTGCGCCTATGATGTGGGAGGAGAACTATGCCTGGCTTCCGCGTTACGTTGCCATTGAAGATTTGCGGGTTGCGACCGACACGGAGCTGAGCTTCCGAAACCTGACTTGGTTTGCCGTCCGCATCGCCTACACGCCGGGAGAACTGTCGCGCAAGGCGTTTTCAAAAGCCAACAGCAAGTTCAAGTGGGATACAAAGGCTGTTGCAGCGATTTTGCAAAACGTAAAGGAGTGCAACACCACGATGGCTGAAAATAATTATGACTGGAACACCGTGCCGGAAAAGTTCGAGGAAATCCGAAAGCAAAACGCGGGTTACTGGTCCGGTGACGCCATGCCAACAATCAATCTCTGGCATTTCTATCACGAGGACGACGACGGAAAGTGGTGTTTGAAGGTCGTGCCAGAAAACACCACGTCCGGTGCAACGCCGGAAACTGACGACACTTTCATCTGCCAAAGTGAAGGCCCCGTGGCTGACACATGGCGCAACATCATTCACGTCCAGTTTGCCGATCTGAACAACAAGGCCCCGCTGCTTTATCATTCCGTGCGCTCACTCGGTTTTGCACTTTACGAACCCTGTTACTGGACGGATTACACCCGCTGCCGCCTGTTGCAGCACACGCTTGACCAGTTCAACATTCTGCTGCGTATTTCAGACCCAGTTGACCGTGCGCGAGCGCAAGTCCAGGTGTTTCAGAATCTTGGAATCGTCAAACCCGGAGTGTCCATCATTCCCGCCGCCGAACGTCATCAGGTTGATGCTCAACTCATTGAAAGCGTCATGGCGCAGACGAAACAGCTTCAAGCCGAGGCATCAACGGCCTACACGCAGGGCATTGACAACGGCACGGCGCGGGAACAAACAGCGTTTGAGACTGGGGTTAAAGTCCAGCAGAACAGCGCCATGAAAAGTGGCATCATGTTGATGGCAAAAGCATTTGAAAAAACGGCTTTGCAGGAAATATGCCGCCGGTTCTGCCTAAAAAATTCCGATGACGAGGACGTTCTAGCCTTCCAAAAAGATTGCAAAAATGCGGGAATACCGGATGGCTGGATGGATGTAAAAAAGTGGCGCGTGGAAGTCACCGTGCCTCTTGGGAATGGCGACCCGACAATGGCTTTGGTTGAATCCGAGAACATGATGAAACTGCGTCCGCTCGCAGACCCATCATCGCAGCAAGAAATGGCACATGATGCCGCCGTTCCAATGATTGGAACTGCTCGCGCAAAACGGTTTTTCAAACGTGACAATAACAAGGCCGTGTCCACCGCCGCCAATGCCGCCGCCAACGCCTTCCCGCTGATGATGCTCGGTATGCCGCCGGCCATTCCCGAAGGACTCAATCCGATTGAGCAGATTCAAACCCTACTACAACTCGCCATGCAATACATCAAGAAGATCGAGATGACGACCAAGATGGCGAAGCCGGAGGAACTCATCGGACTTCAAAATGTCTCCCGTTACATCGGCAAGCTGGTTCAAGGGATGCAGGGCGACACCGGCAATGAGCCGAAGATGAAGCAGTTCGCACAAGCGTTGAGCCAGTTGAACAACGAAATCAAGAAGTTGCAGCAGCATCTTCAAATGCAGATGCAAAAACAGCAGCAGCAAAATGGTAGCGCCGACATCCAGCAGTCCATGATGGAGACGCAGGCCAAGATTGCCGCCAAGAACGCAGAGACTCAACAGAAATTGAAGGCAAAGGAACTGGCCGACATCCAGAAACGACGCCACAAGGACGCTGGATTTGTTGCCGACCAGAAACGACAGAATTTGAAGGCTGTGGCTGATACTATCAGACAATCCAGACAACCGCTCGAAAGGGAATAGCGCCACATGAAGGACGCTTCGCCATTTTTGAACCTCTCAATCGTTCCGGTTGAAATCAGAGACATTCCGCTCGCCGTTGCGAAACTGATTGCAAAGAAGCCGCCCATTAAACGCGAGCCAAAGCGATTCAAAGCAAAACTTCCATGAAAATAATGGCTGAAACAGTTCCTTTTTCCGAAATCCCAAACGCCCAGTGCGGAGACTGGCGGCGCGGCCCCGATGGGACGCTGCACATCAGGGTTGCGCGAGAAATGGGCGATGATTCCGCCCTGTTGGTGATTTTGCATGAGATTGTCGAACAAGTGCTGTGTGAGAAGCGTGGCATTCCGTGCGCTGTCGTAGATGCGTTTGATTCCGCATTTGAGGCGCGTCGTCAACCCGGAGACGATAGCGAAGATGGAGACGCACCCGACTGTCCTTACAAAAAGGAGCATTTTACGGCAACAAATTTTGAGCGCCTGATGGCCGCTGAAATGGGATTGGATTGGGCCGAGCATGACAAGCGGATTTTGAAACTGCCTTCAACTACCGCACCCTAAAGGGATGCGGATTGTAACTGACCTAATTATGGATGTTGCCACAAAAAATAGTCGCTACGTTCGGGTGGTTGAAAGCACCCGCGCCAGCCAATGTCAGGCCTATGAAAATAAAACCGACTAACGAAGTAAGATGCTTGGTAGTGGATGCTGGTTTGTTCGTCCACGTCGCGCGTCGCCTTGCTCGTGAATTTTCCCGCGTCTATTATTGGTCAAATTGGGAAACAGCTTTTCCAAGATTCAAAGATGATGTGGTGGGCGACGGCTACCCCGAAATCATCCGTGTTGAATCGGTTGAATCCGTCTTGGACGAAATTGACCTTGCCGTGTTTCCCGACATCGGATATTCCAGCCTTC